ATGGTGTTGTTCGCCCGTACGTCCCACAAGACAGAGTTGAAGCTGTTTATGAAGCAATGAGTGTATTCTATCAACGAGAATATATTAACTCACCTGCCCATTACAAACTTCCACTTACGCGCGAACAAGCTATTATTGGAATAAACGGAGACCCATTCGTCAACGCTATTAATCGTCAAACTGCTCCCGGCTACCCATATACATATGAGAAAGCTGGAAAGAGTGGAAAGACGAAATGGTTTGGCGATGGAATGGATTATGATTTAAACAATGAAGCATGCAGAGAATTGATGGCTGATGTAGATGAGCTCGCCCAGTGCATGATCGACAACGTTAGGCCTCGCATTATTTGGATCGATACATTGAAAGATGCTAAGATCCCTATCGCGAAAGCCAACGTAGGTAAAACTCGATTATTCACCGCTTGCCCACTACACTACACAATTCTCTTCCGACAATACTTTTTACCTTTTATTGCTCACTCTATGCGTAATCGCGTACAAAATTCTATCGCTGTAGGCATTAATCCAATGTCACCAGAATGGGATTTACTCGCAAAACGTTTGAAGAAAAATGGAAAACATGTCATCGCTGGAGATTACTCTAACTTTGACGGCACACTCCCGGTACAATATGTTGAAGTTGCCGTGAAAATTATGGTTGACTGGTTTATGAGAAACTGGGACACCATAGTTCGCGAAGAACGCAACATTATAAATGGATACGAACTGACTTACGACGAATTTGAACAATTTCTGATGAAAATTGGAATCGAGTGTATTAACCATCTGCACATATCTAACCACAAAAATGTTTCCGGTGCTGCTCTAATATATTATGTTCGTAACGGTATTCCATCTGGATGCCCTGCGACTGCTATATTGAACAGTATCGTAAACCATTGTTGTCTTGCTGATTCTTGGCTAGACATAATGAATGGTACGTCGTATGCTACAATGAACTCGTTTTTTGAGCATACTTCGTCTATTTTTTATGGTGATGACTTCATAATGAATATACGACCAGAGGTTATTGATGTTTACAATCAAGAAACTCTCACCCCGATTTTGAAACGCAACCTGGAAATGACTATGACTGATGAAGCTAAAACAGGAGAATGCGTTAAAGCACGGACTCTTGAAGAAGTTTCGTTCTTAAAAAGGAAATTTAGGTTTGAATCTTTCGTAGGATTGTGGGTCGCTCCAATTGACATCGATGTTATTTTGGATGCACCTAACTGGGTACGTGTTGGTAATCAATTACCTCTACGTATCTGTGTTGACACAATCAGCGGCGGATTAACCGAACTGGCTATGCATGATAAATCCACGGATTCTAAATGGAGATCTAAGATGATAAATCTTGGTCTCGATTTGACTCGTGGTACTGGAATTGAATTTAACCCGGACTCAAGATCAACCACGTTATTGAAACTCAGAAATGAGGAGCTTGGCGGAGATTTTGAGGTTAATTACTAATTTGATCTTTAGATTATAATGTTAGGACTATAAAAATTAATTTAATGCATTTAGTAATTTAAGGCTTAGT